AGGGAGCTAACTTACAAGCTACAGATTTATTAGAGATTAGTGAGTTAAGTGGCACTGGCTACATCACTAAGTCAATTACTGGTCAAGAAATTATCAATGCTGGTGGCGGTGGTGGTAGTCAGAATTTACAACAAGTTACTGATAATGGTAATACAACAACAAATGAGATTAAATCAGGTGCTTCTCCTGAAATTTCTACATTAAGTGGCGAACAAGTAAGCTCTGAAAATATTGATAATGATACATATTCATATATTCATTCAGGTGGATTTTTATCTTTAAAAGCAGGGATTGAAGAAAGCCGATTATTTAACACAAATGTAACGAATACTAGTGTTGTTCTTGAATTTCCTAACAAACCTACTGGGAGCTACACAATAGCTACTACAGCTGATATACCAACTGTCAGTGGATTTGTTCCTTACACTGGTGCTACTGCAAATGTAAACTTAGGCACGTTTCATTTAGATGCTGGTAAAGGTACATTCACTCACAATGGTAGTACAGATACTCTTACAGCTAATCACACAAGTGGTAGTGGAATAGGTTTGTCAATCACTAAGGGTGGTGCTAATGAAGGACTGAAAGTTAATAAGACATCAGGTAGTGGTAATGCTGCTACAATTATTGGTACATTAGAAGCTACTACATTGGTAAAGACTGGTGGGACGTCTAGTCAATTCTTGATGGCAGATGGTAGCACAAATACAAATGTTGTTCCAACTTCAAGAACTTTGAATGGCTTTGACTTGAGTGCGGATAGAACATTTACAACAGCAGTAATTGCAGACTCAGTAAACAAGCGATATGTTACAGATGCAAACTTGACTGTATTAAGTAACACAAGCAACACCAACACTGGTGACGAAACACAAGCCTCAATACTTTCAAAATTAGGAATCTTTCATTTAGATTTTACACCGTCTTCGGTTGTAACTGGTACAACTTCAGAAACACAAGTTGGAGTGGTTGAAATTCCTGCAAATTCCATAAAATCAATTGACAATTTAAAAATTTACACGCCACATATAAAAAGCGGAGGAGCAGGTACTGTTACTATTACCTATAAATTAACTACATCCTCAACTTTACCAAGTGGAACAACTGATAGAATTGCAACATTTACAAGTTCAGCTGCTAATTTGTGGCTACCGATGCAAAGAAACCCCACTTACAATTCTGGGAATATTAATATAATTGCACAAAATGGCTCAATTATATCAGATTTTGTGGCAGCGAATGGTGGGCCATCTATATTAACATACGATAGAACACAGATTTTAAGACTGTTTGTTTCTGTTCAATTATCAAATGGAGCTGATAGTATTTATTTAGCAGGTGGACACATAACTAATATGTAAATCATGGAAAGAGAAAATCAATATACAATAGTTGACAAAGTAAGTGGGCTTGTTTTGTTTTGCAAAAAAGATAACACAGTAACTGAAAATCAAGTTGCAATTATTGAAATGTGTATGCTAGAAAATATTGAGGGACAAGAAATTTTCTTTAACTTTGAAACCAAAACATTTTATATCTAATGGCATACGCTAATAATGGAGAGTTTAATGTGCTCTATAAGACTAGGAGAAGGATGGCTAACATCCTTAAGAGGATACTTAGGAATGATATAGTAGCTGGTCAAGGTACATTGGTAGAATCTATCAGAATCAATGCTAAGATAACTAGCTTTGAGAAGTTAGAGATACAAATTATTGCTATGTACTATTTTATATTCCTTAACAATGGTGCTTTTTTGTGGAATGGTGGAGTAATTACACCTAGAGACTATGTTAACCAATTCACAAATGAGCTTAATAACTCAGGAATAACAGCAGAGATATACTCACAGTACACAGAATGGTTAACAAAAAGGTATCCTATGCTTAAAGTTGCTGAGATACTTGAAAAGAATCAAAGAATCACATACACATTTGAGGCACTTGATCCGCCTGAAGGATTCAAAGTTGGCTATCCATTAGATGTTTAATTCTTTTTTCATGGCTAACATATTGAAGGTCATGATAAGTGGTAGATTTGTGACCTCTTCAAATTTTGTCAAGTCTTCATTGCATAGGGAGTAGATTAGTCTTTCCCATCCCCATTTGATTTCACTCTTTTTAAGCTGTAAATCTTTAGACTCTTGAGAGTTGGTAGGTCTTTCATCCTCATCCTCTTCTCCATTGTCATCATGGAATAAGTTACCATAGGTATCCATAAAGTTTTCTCTAAAAGCTATGAACTCAGGAATAATTCCATAGATGTCATTGATGCAATACTCTTCAAATAGCTCATGCCTAACTCTAGGAGAGAAGTTATAAGGCTCAAAGACAGTTACACCCCATTGATCAACTGACTTTTGTCTATACAGAATAGATGCAATGTGACCAATGTTCTGATTGTAGTCCTTTGAGAAGTAGTGCTCAAGGTCAATATACTCACCAACTGTCAACTTATCTAATGACTTGAAGTGGTAGTCATTAAGTTGATGCTTGTATTGTTTAGATGGCTCAGAGTTAACGAACTTAATCTGACTAATCATAGCAGTCACCTCTTCTATGTCAAGGTCTTCAAGCTCTTCTGAACTGACATCAGCTAGTATAGCAAGAATCTCAATCTCTCTATTGAAGACCTCAGGGATAGTATACAGCTCTCTAATCTCTTTGAACTGTAGGACATCTATCTCACTCCAAGATTTCGGTAGGTGCATCCTTAGGTATGTGTTTAGATAATTTCTGACCAATCTCTACCAGGTATGGCACAGCTAACTCAGCTTTCAATTCTCTGATTAACTTAGCTTTTAACTTGATGTGTGCATCTGAATAGTGCTCTACCTTAGTTAAGTCATTACGCTTGAATAAAACAGCTAACAGCTCAGAGATATATCCTTTATGTTTAGAGTGCATAATCTTCTCAATGTGCTTAGTGTCCTTTACAGATAGTTTGAACTTATCCTCAAATGCAGTATAAGTGTAACCATCTATCTCAAGTGTGTTCACTAACTCAGGCTTTGATTGAATGTCATTGAAAGATTTTACTAACTCTTTAAACTCCTCAATCTCAACATCATCCCATTTGATTGTGGGCACTCCTAAGAATTCAAACACTTGAAGGTGCTTATCAATAGCATCTAGCTCAGTGTTAGCATGGATAGTGGTGATTGTTTCAAATTGCTGTACAGTTAACTCATTCAATTGGTTAGGTACTTCAATGCCTAATATTGTTACCATAGATTTTAATTTTTAACAAATATAAGAATTATTACAATATAGGCATGGATAGACCAGTCTATAAGATAACAATTGAGGATGAGTATGCTGATGGTGAAAACTTAGGCATAGAAATGATTGCATTTACATCTAAACCAGCTATAAAGGTTAAAGGTATGGCTTTCAATTCTCATGTTGCTATGGCATTCAAGGATGATGTTAAGATGAGAGTGGTTGCACCAGCAATGATTCCTATGAACATCTACAGAAAAGATGAGGATGGTGAAGAGTATGATGTTCAATTCTCAGCTGAGGTTATTGAGCAGATTCATTCTAAGTTCATGCAGAATCTACAGAACAAAGACATCTTTAATCTTGAGCATGACACTACTAAAAAAGTACCAGCTTACATCCTAGAGGCTTGGATAGTAGATAGTCCAAAGACAGACAAAGCATTCACTACTTATGGTATTGAAGCTTCTAAAGGCACATTGATGTTAACAAGCCAAGTGACTGACAGAGCATACTATGATGAGCTTGTTGAGTCAGGTCAAGTAGGCTATTCTATTGAAGGCTTTTTAGGTATGAAATTATCGGAACAATTAAATTTAAATACTATGAAATTACCTGATGGAGAACATCTAATCGAGGATAAAATCTATGTTGTAACAGACGGAGAAATTGTTGAGATTAAAGATGTACCTACAGAGTTGGAGGCTGAGTTATCAGCAGACCCAGCTGTAGAAGAAGAAGTGGCTGATGCTGAGGCTCAAGCTACAGAAGAAGCTGAAACAGAAGAAGTAGCTCTGGCTATTGATCCAGCTGTAGATGCTGAGGCTATTATTGCTATCGTGAGACCTCTGTTAGAGGAACACATGAATTCAGTTATCTCAATGATTGCTGGTTTAAAAAATCAGATTGAAGAATCTATAGCGGTAGAGACTGAAGAAGAAGTTGAGTCAGTTGCATTGACTGCTCACGAAAAGTTTAAAGAATTTGTAAAATTTTCAAAATCAAAATAAAATGACACGTAACCTTAAATTCGA